TCAGTTACAAATACAATGTTAGGAGGTTCAATTGCTGCTTCTAAACTTGCAGGTAGCATAGGTAATGCAAAATTAAGTAATTCTTCAATCACAGTTTCAGATGGTTCTAATACAAGTGCTGTTTCTTTAGGTGGTACAGTAACTTTTTCTGCTGTTTCAAATGAAACAACTGTAGCAGAAAGTTCAGGTACAGTAACAATAGGTATTGTAGATAATCCAACAATTGCTGGTAATCTAACAGTATCAGGAAATCTTACTGTTAGTGGTACAACAACATCCGTATCTTCAACTAATACAACTATTACAGATAAAATAATTGAATTAGCAACTGGTACAAGTGGTACGCCTTCTGGCGATATAGGTATAGTGGGTGAAAGAGGTAGTAGTGCAAATATCTTTATGGGCTTTGATGAAAGTGCTGACGAATTTACGTTTGGTACAGGTTCATTCAATAGTTCATCTTCAGGCAATTTAACTATTACAAAAGGAACAATATCAAGTGCAGGTATAAAATTATACGATCCATCTGATGGTTCACATTCAATTTCAATAGTGTCGCCTCAAATAGCAGGCAATATAAGTTTTGTTTTACCTAATACTGACGGTGACGCAAATCAAGTTTTAATTACAGACGGTTCAGGTAATCTTTCATTTACCTCAGTAAGTTCAGCTGCAGGTGCAGGTTTATCAAATGTTGCAGACGATAGTTCTCCAAGTTTAGGTGGTAACTTAGATGTAGAGACAAGTGCTATTGTTACTACTGCTTCAAATAGAAACATTGCATTAACACCACATGGTACAGGTAAGGTTGTAATTGATGGTAACGTTAGTATTGATACTGGTGTTATTGATTTAAAAAATGGTGGTACTGCTTCAAAAATTTTATTTTATTGTGAGAGTTCAAATGCACATGCACAAACACTCATAGGCGCACCACACGCTCAAGCAGCAGATAATACTCTTACATTACCATCTGGTGATGATGGTGTTTTATTATCAACAACTTCAACAGCAACTGTTACAAACAAAACATTAGTAACTCCTACTATTATATTTGAAGGTTCAACAGCAGATAGTTTTGAAACAACATTAGCAGTAACAGATCCTACAGCAGATAGAACAATTACGTTTCCTAATGCAACAGACACACTAGTAGGTAAGGCAACAACAGATACATTAACAAATAAGACTTTAACAAGTCCTACAATTAATTCACCCACAATCAATAGTCCAACTATTGTATTTGAAGGTAGTACAGCAGATAGTTTTGAAACTACAATTGCTGTAACAGACCCAACGGCAGATAGAACAATTACTTTACCTAACGTATCTGGTACAGTTATTACAACAGGTAACTTAGCAGAGGTTACATCAGCAGGTATCTTCTCACAAAACATTGTATTTGAAGGTAGTACAGCAAACAGTTTTGAAACAACTCTTGCAATTACAGATCCAACTGCTGATCGTACTGTAACAATACCAAATGCAACTGACACACTAGTAGGTAAAGCAACAACAGACACATTAACAAACAAAAGTATTGATTTACAAACAAATACACTAACAGGTTCAGTATCAGAATTTAATAGTGCATTACAAAGTGATAGTTTTGCAACCCTAGCAGGTTCTAACACATTAACAAATAAAACTCTTACAAGTCCTGTTATTAATACAGGAACTGTTGGCACATCATTAACTTTACTCGAAGACGCTGTAATGATTTTTGAGGGTGCAACAAACGATAGTTTTGAAACAACTTTAACAACCGTTGATCCAACTGCTGATAGAACAGTATCACTACCTAACGCAACTGATACTTTAGTAGGTAAAGCAACAACTGATACATTAACAAATAAAAGTATTGATAGCGATAACAATACAATTACAAATATCGTAAATGCAGACATTAAATCTGGTGCTGCAATTGCATTTAGTAAGATGGCAAACTTAACTAACGGCAGAGCATTAGTATCTGATGGTAGTGGTGATGTATCTGTAAGTGTGGTTACGTCAACTGAAATAGGTCATCTTGACGGTGTATCAGAGAATATTCAAACACAATTAGACACAAAAACAACACCAGCATTTGCTATTGCACAAGCCATAGCGCTAGGTTAATATAAATAGTCTAATAAGGACTATAACATGGCACAAAATAACCCAATAACTACAAGAGAAACACTCAAACAATATTGTCTAAGAGCATTAGGCAAACCTGTTGTTGAGATAAATGTAGAAGACGATCAAGTAGAGGATAGAATAGACGAAGCATTACAATACTTTGCTCAATATCATTACGATGGTGTTGAAAGAATGTATCTTAAATATCAAGTCACAGCAGACGATATTGTAAGAGCAAGAAGTAATGAAACTTTACCTACTGTTACAGATGTAAGAGATTCCTCAGTTACAGCAATTTTTAAAGAAGGTAAAAATTATATACCCATGCCTTCTAATGTTATGTCCGTAGTTCAAGTATTTCCTTTCACAGATAAAGCTGCATTAAACTTGTTTGATGTACGATATCAATTAAGATTAAACGATTTATATGATTTTTCATCTACAAGTATTATTCATTACGATATGACACTAAGACATTTAGATTTATTAGATCATATTCTTACTGGTGAAAGACCTGTTAGATTTAATGCACACACTAATAGATTGTATGTTGACATGGATTGGAAAAATGATGTTGACGCCGGTGACTTTATGCTTATAGAATGTTATCGTAAATTAGATGGTTCAAATTACAGCGATGTATTTGATGATATCTTTTTAAAAAAATATCTTATACAATTAGTTAAAAAACAATGGGGTCAAAATCTTTCTAAGTTTCAAGGTGTAGCTATGTTAGGTGGTGTTCAAATGAACGGCGAACAAATTTATACACAAGCTCAAGAAGAAATTAATAGACTTGAAGAACAGATACAATTAGCATACGAATTACCTCCACACTATATGATAGGGTAGGCCATGAGAAATACTTATTTCAGCCATGGAACTCACGCAGAAAAAAATCTTTACGAAGATTTAATCATAGAACAATTAAAAATCTATGGGCAAGATACCTATTATTTACCAAGAGAAGAAATAACTAAAGATAGTATATTAGGAAATACCACAGATAAATTTACAGACGCATACTCTATTGAAATGTATGTAGAAGATGTAAATGGCTTTGCTGGTCAAGGTGATCTTGTTGGTAAGTTTGGTTTAGAGGTAAGAGACGAATTAACTTTGGTTGTTGCAAGACGTACATTTGAAGTATTGGTTGACAATACATCAAACACTCTTTCAATCAATAGACCAAGAGAAGGTGATATTGTATGGTTGGAAAGATTTAAAAAGTTTTTCCAAATTGATTTTGTTGAAGACGAAGATCCAATGTATCAAATTAACGATCTTCCTATATTTAAACTTAAATGTTCTATGTGGGAATACGCTTCAGAAAGCGTTGAAACAGGTGTCGGTGATATTGATAGTCGTTTGGATTCAGTCTCAATGGATGTATTAGAAAACCAAATATCATTAGAGATAGGTACCACTTCATCTGGTGCTTTAGTTTCAGAAAGCATAACTGGTGATGTAGAAGCAGTATTAACTGAAGCAGGTGAATACTTAGTAGATGAAACAGATGGCGATAATATTATATACGAAGATGATCCAAATTATATCGAATATATATTATTAGAAGACGCCGCAACAGAAAATATGGCAACGGATCCAATTGGTGGAGATAATTCTGCTTTTGACGCAGCTGCAGGACTTGATGATTTCGACCCAGACAACGACATCTTTGATTTCACAGAAAAAAATCCATTTGGCGATCCAAGTAATTAGGAGATATAATGTTTAAAGACGCACAATACCATGAATTGATTAGAAAGACCGTTGTTGCATTTGGTACTTTATTCAATGACATTTACGTTTATCGTAAAAACAGTTCAGGTAAAACAATACAAAAAATGAAAGTACCTTTGGCCTATGGACCAAAACAAAAATTCTTAACTCGTATAGATCAGGATTCTGCTAGAACAGCAGAAACTACAACAACAACAGCATTAACATTACCTCGTATTGGTTTTGAAATGACAACCTTATCATATGACCCAGGAAGAAAATTAAATAGAATACAAAAATTTAAAAAAGTAAAAGGTGCAGATAGTAAGTCATTACAAAATTCTTATATGCCTGTTCCTTATAATGTTGGTTTTAATTTATTTGCTATGGCAAAAAATAGTGAAGACGCATTACAAGTAGTAGAACAAATACTACCAATGTTTCAACCAGACTATACTATAACGTTAAATGTTATGCCCCAATTAGAAGTAGTAAGAGACGTGCCTATTGTTTTAGGTGATGTATCATATGAAGATAGTTATGATGGCACATTTACTGAAAGACGAGTTATTATGTACACTTTAAGCTTTACAGCAAAAATGTATCTATATGGTCCAGTAACAAGTAATAAAGTTATTAAGAGAGTTCAAGTTGATCAATACTCTGATACAAATACTGCTGTTGCAAAAAGAGAGCAAAGATATGTTGTACAACCTAATCCAACATCAGCAGACGCTGACGATAACTTTGGGTTTAATGAAGAACGTTCTTTCTTTCAGGATACTAAAGAATACGATCCTGCAACTGGCACAGACGTAGATAGTTAATGAAAAGGGTTGAGGATAAACTCAACGAGATACTAGACATTACAAAAAAAGATGTCGTACCTGTTGAGAATAAACCAGTTATACCACGTCCTAAAGAAAAAGAGGATATAGATAGCGACTACAAGTATAGTCGAGAAAATCTTTATAGTCTTGTTGAAAGAGGACAAGACGCCATAGAGGGTATTGTGCAATTGGCAA